TCTCTCATTGTATATCTTCTATTGTCAATGAGAGTAACTACCGCATCTTCTGGTTTGTAAAGATATGCTGGAAGATTAATATAGGCAATTTCCATCGCCTCTTCAACATTTACTGGATCTTTAGGTGTATTTGATGATATACCCTTAATAACAGTAAAGTTGCCAAATTTATCTAAAACAACTTTATCAGTTCTTGGTAGATAGTAATCATATCCAAGTAAAGAACTTTCCCCAGGTGTTACAACTAGGGTTGGGTTTGTTCCTGTTGCTGCAAAGTTCCTTGAACTGAAGGAAAATGGTGAAGATGATGTTGATACAAAATTGGAAACTCTTGGTCTGAAGTCAAGAACATCGGTTGCTCTTAGATTGAATGGAAGTGTTGGGACATCACTACCAAATCTATCATTACTATATGAATTTACAGTGTATACATCACCAGTATCATTTGATGGTACTCGATAGCAATCATATATTACTAAAAGTTGTCTAGATGGAGTTAATGCATTAGATCTTCTAACCAATCTAGAGTAATCATAATACTGTGCTTTTTGACCTTTATCTAAATCAAAACTGTTTGTTACATTTAGATAGTTTCCTTTTCCAATAGAAACAACATTAGTTACAATAGCAGATTCTTCAAAAGTTACAGTTTCTCCAACCGCAAATTTATTTTGATTTAGATAAACAATTTCTATTGTCGTTGATGATGCTCTAGTAACAATTTGAGCAACTGCTCCACTCTCTTCCCCAATTACTTTTTCACCAAGGATAGATGCTGTATCTAGACTTAGACCAGAAACAAAAGTCAGAGAATCTAATGTAGGAGCACTGGAATCCAATGCTTCATAAACAGCAACAACTTTTGATACATCTGGAACATTGAGAGAGATTTCTCTATCATCAATTCTCAATCCATAATATTGGCTAGTTGTTAAACCACTTATGGAAGTTGAAACACCAGAACTTACTTTGTCAACTGTTAATTTTTCACTTCTAACATAGTTCTTAGTTTTATTCTGAACGGAATTCTTCTTAACAGTAACATTTACCGTTACAGCATTTCCAGGAGCAGTTTGTGAAGGAGTTAAACCACTTAAAGTTAAAACTGTTCCATTGGAACTTAAAGAAAATTGATCCGATGTTAGATCTTCAATTGTACCATTAGCATAAAATACTGAATATCTTTCACTATCATAGTTTTCAAAGAATGCGCTGGAAATTCCAGTAGCAGAAACATTAACTGTAAGAGAACCAGTAGAATCTGTTGATTGTCCAGTTAATTGATAAGAAACTAACAGGTTTGAACCTGACAAATCTACAGAAGAAATATTTTGATTTGAAAGAGGTGCATATAAAGATGCTTCATCTTGGTTTCTCACTTGAGGAATACCAACATTAAATGTTGTTAGAACCTCTGTGGTTGGGAAAGCGCCATTACAAACACCACTTACTGTAGGAACAGTAGCAAGTTGTAAAGTTGATCCATCAGAGGAAACTGTAGAAACTCTATTAAAGGTTTCGTCAGTCAAACCTGCGATTTGATATCTAATAATCGCATCCGATCTGATTCCTAAGAAACTCTTTCCAGGACAAGTAGCAATACCAGTATTGTTTATTTGTAACTTATCAGTAATACTGAATTTTGGTTGGGTATGTCTAACTAAAACAGTATCAGCAACAAAATCAGTCTTTAGACCAAGAGAAGTTGCGTCCTGATATACTGATTTTACATCATCAGAGTTATATGTTTTTGATGATTTAACAATTCTCGATACTGAAGCAGATTCATTAATAAGAATTTGCTCATTAGCAATAAAAGTTCCGCTAGTTTGATCTAAGGTAATAGTTGCTCCACTTGGAGATCCAACAACATATCCAGTAGCACCACTACTCAATCCTCTTATAAATGAAGTATCTGGACAATCTGCCGCTAAAATATCTTCATTTAAAGTTAGTGTGGTGTACGTTTGAATATCAAACAAATACAAGTCCCACTCAGTAGTCGCTGAAGCATATGGAACACTTGCAGTTCCAAAAGAGTATACTCTTGCTTTTCCTATTAAAGTTCCTGTTCCCGATGTAGTTGAATTTGATCTCTGACTGTAGAGTTCTATGGTATCACTACTATCAACTCCAATAACTGGAGTACCAGTTACATTATTTACTCTTATTTTATTTCCCATCTCAAATGGAACTAATGATGAAGAAACTGTCTGAGTATCTCTTGGTTTTTCTACATCAAGGACTACAGTTGATGTGCTACCAACATCATATCCCCTAACATATGCTCTTCCTGGAGATACTTTAACGCACATCAAATCATCTGTAGGAGTATTTCCTTGATCTGTTTTTTGCGTATCTAAATATAAACCATCGTTTGATAAACGATCATTAAGAGAGTTGTTAACTTCAACATTGAAAGAATCTACAGAGTAATCACCAGACTCTTCAAATGTTCTTTTAGCAAAGTAATCTTTTATGATTGAATATTGTGATTTATCTTGTAATTTCTTAACGGCACCATTTTCAAGACGTATTAATTCTACGAAATTCTTATCATCAAAATCTGTTAACTCTTTTTGTGATAGTGTGGTAGATATTTTTAATCTATCTGCTCCAGGGGCAGCAAAGTTTGAAAATCCTTTTGCGTTATCATAGAGAGATGTATCAATTCCAACATTGACTAATTCTTCACTGATTGTAAGACCAACTCTATATGATGGATCATTATTGTATGGACTTACAATTAAAGTATCTTGATCTACATTGACAAAATGTCCCCTTAAAAAGAATACTCCTGTTGAAATACCTACCGCTGCTCCAATTGAAGTGGAATCAGCATCCAACAAGGAAGCAACTGTGTCACCAGAATTTATAGTTGTGTTTCCATAAACTAAACTGTTAAGGAGAATTAGAGTTTCTCCATCATCAAATGTGGCAACTTCAAAATCAGAATTTGATTCTGTATACTTTACATATAAAGTTGGATAATCTACACCTTGATCTGGTGGTAATAGGTAGTTTACAACTCTAGCCGTATTGCCACTGCTTTGCCCCTGTATGGTCTTTCCAACTAAATTTGCAATATAAAGTGATACATCTATACCAAGATGCTCAGAATTTAGTTTAACAGCATAATACTGTGGGTCGTAATTGATGCTTCCTGGTATGACCATGGAACCATCTTTGAAAATATGACTACCAAATGATTCAACCTGATTTTGCAGAATGGACTGAAGAGTTGTTAACTCTCTTGCCTGCACAGGAAATCCTGGTTTAAATAATACCCTATAAAAGTTATCTGAAGGATCAAAATCATCATAATATGGGTTGATATTTAGATTTGTCTTCTGTGGCATTTTTAAAATTCCAGGATAATTTTAACGTCTTCTTTTTGCCTAGAGTTTCTTACAATTAGGGGGCGATTATCTAGGTAAATTATCTCCCCTGATCCTTTATTTATTTCAGATGTTGCTAGTCCATCTACGAACTGAGTTCCTAGATCAACAATCTTACTTCCAGTTGGATTTGTAGTAATACCAGTAAAGTTAGTATCTATAGATCCAGTAAATCCTCCAGTTGTTATGATTGGATTTGCTGAAGACTCAAATTCAACAACTTTGGATGCTGTTGTAATACCAATATAGTCAGTTTGATCTAAAGTTGTCTGGTTAAAGAAGAGTGTTCTATCTTTAAAATATTTAACTACATTAGTTTCGCTATCAAAAGAAGCAACATATCCTTTTGCAGTTCCATTTGAAACCGTTTGACTAATCTTATCACCAACTGAGAGTGTTCCAGTTACACTAGAAAACTTAATAGCTCCTAGAGATGAGAATTGATTTTCATTGTAAACTGTTGTTGATCCAATTGAAGTTGGATTTTTAACAATTCCAACTTGAGCAAATTTACAATCGATTGGAAAATCTTTGGTTGAATCATCAAATCTAGCATAAAGCAAGATTTTGTCGGATCCCAATTCCTTGTAAATATCGTATCCATGACCCTTAGAGGGTGGAATGATAGGAATTAAATGGGCATAGGTGCCAGCAGCACTTTGATTTATTGAACCAAGATCAACAATTCCGTATGTGTAATTTTTACCACCAGAAGAAACTGTGGTATTTGTTATTTTTCCACTTACAACGTCAACAACAACTTTTCCTCCAGTTCCATCACCAAGAATGTCAACTTCTTGTCCTAAACCACCAGAATAATTTGATCCTTGAGATTTTATATAAACTTTTTTTATCTGATTTTCATATACATCAGAATCTCCATTATCTCGTATTGCAGAAACTTGAGCATCTGTTGATGTTTCCCAATCGTTTGGTAGTGCAATGTATTCTGTGGAATCGAATTTTATGATATCACTTGGATTTACTGTGAAGATATATTTCCATAGATAACCATCACCACTTTCACCAGCTTTCGATGGTTCTAGATCTGTAAATGTTGGCTCATCTTGAGAAGCGTTTCCAGTTGTGTTAATTCCCGAAGATCCATTATCAATACAAATATAAACCTTATATTCGCTGTTCATTACATAATAATTTGCATCATACAGTCTTGTTGATTGTGTGACTGGTGATAAATTTGTGGCACTATAGTCGTGCCTGTATATTTCATATCTGGATCCTCTTGCCCAATCAATTCTTCTAATTAATCTTTTTGCATTAATAGAAGTAACCCTCTTACCAAACATCATTGTTTGGCCAACATGATTTACATAGTTGATATCGTCAACTGGAACTGGTGTATTATCATCCCACGTCGTACTTCTACCAAATCCAACAATAGAAGGATTTGGTAGACTTAAAAATATGTAATATGAATTTGATTCACTTTCAATGGAGTCTAAAAAATTACTCGCATTTAATATTCTAAACTGATCTGTTACAATTGCCGCCATCGTAAATAGCTTTTTCCTATATTTATAGATCTTTTCTTAAGGACCCAGTATCTCTCAATCCATACCCACGTCTTTGAATGGTTGGGAAGGTAGTTAATCCAGAAGTAACTGTTAATCCAGTAACGCCAATGGAAACAGGAGATGATGATCTACTGAGATTGGAGAACTTACCCCAGGAGAATCTTCCTAGTGGCATTGTGGCACTTCCAGTTGTTGCAATACCAACAATAGAACTATCAGATTTGACGTTTGTTACAATCTCAGCATTTCCACCAGAAGCAGAAATACTGTGAATATAGTAAACATTATCCAGGAAGGTTGTTCCAACTCCAACAACTGAGGCATCACCACCATCAATCGATGTAACACCACTTCCAACTGTTGTATCAACGATACAAATTGGATATGATACCAGTAAACCAGTAAATGATGTAGAATTTAAGAAGAATTTGAGTGCTAGTGGATTTCCTCCAGTTCCAGATGTTGTTGTGATACCAGTAACAATTCCAGAGAATCCTTCAACTGTAGTGATATCAGTTACATTTTCATAATTTGGAGCTGGGAACGGAACAATAACTTTTGGTTGATTTGTTAGAGAATATCCAAGTCCAGGATTAGTAATTGTAATTGGAGTAGTGAGAGAACCATCAGTAACTGCAATTGTTGCTGTAGCAGTTGTACCAACACCAACACCCACATACTTAGGTGCGGAGAATTTAACACTTACAGAAGATCCAGTGTACCCTGAACCAGCGTTAACAATGCTAAGTGATTGAATTGTACCAGCAGCAGAAACTACAGCAGTAACGGCGGCAGAAACGGGGTCTACAGTATCAACAATTAAAGCATCAAAGGATGAAATAACTATGGCAGATTCATTTTCCTCATAGTTGAAGAAATATGCATCATCAACAAATATCTCGGTATCAGAAGAAGAAATATCTTTAATTATTTTTGCTGTTGGATAAATTTGTGCTTCGATAGAATCTCTAGATTTTGATACAACCTCTCCAGAAATAAATTTATCAACCTTTTGTTTAGTCCAACTCATTGGTTTTAGATTTATTTCATCGATTCCTGGACCATTATAAAGATTGGTTTCAAAAACATCAGAACTAGTGATACCAACAACAGTTCTTGGATTTTGTGTTACTGTTCCAGATAATTGATTATTTTTAATAACTTGTACAACATCACCCTTCTTAATAGTTTCATTTACATTTACGATAACAGAGTCTTGATCTCTAGAACCTCTATAGAAGAATATTGAAATATTGTCGCTCTCTTCTGGTGCTTCTCTAAAGGAGAAAGTAGTTCCACCATTAAATGCGTAATGAACATCTGGAACTTGTATTACTCCGTTTACAAAGATAACAAGTAGAGCGTTTAGATCTATTTCTGCAGAATCCGAATTGTTTGGATCTTTTTGGAAACTTAACAATTGTCCATTATAATTAAGTGGGAATCTGACTCTAGTTCCATTTTGCAACGATGCTATTGAATCAATATAATCCAATTCTCCAAACTGCCAAGAAGCAAAGGAATCGGTGAATGTTTCAATAACTGTTAATTCAAATTCAGATACTGGTTCGGAAAGATTTGCATCTGTTACCAAACCAACTGGTTTAAAGACATCACCATTTCTAAATCCATATCCAGGTCTGCTTATGTTGAATGATTTAACTTCAAATAATGTTGATCCAATGCCTGTAGTTGAACTTGCACCAACTTCAAGAGAAACTAATAATCCAGTTCCAGTTTCCGAAGTGCTACCAACCCCTATTCTTGATACACCAGTTATTGGTAGATTTTCATAGGAAGGTTCTGAAAGGAATACAGATGTGTTGGAAACATCATATCCAGTTCCTCCGCTGTTAATTGTGAAGGAAAGGGATCCACCAGCACCAACATTAACGGTTACATCTGCTCCATGACCAGTTGCAGAAGTAACTGCAATACTAACGGGTTCTCTGTATCCATATCCATATACATCAGTTGATCCAATACCAATCGCAGTTATTTGACCAGATCCACTGATAACAGCTGTTACTGCTGCACCAACTAAAGGTGCATATCCCAATCCAGTGGTAGAACCAAGAGAAATGATATATCCACCGCGTGGAAGTTGATTCTGGTTGATATATGTTGGTGAAATAATAATGGATCCATTTGCTGATGTAATTCCAGTGAAGGTTACACTCGAAACACCAACACCTTCACTAAATTCATAATTATTTCCTGCATTATTTTCTGTTGTTGGTGTTTGGAAAATATCATTGATCAACAATATTCCACTTCCAGTAGAAATACCAGTGGTATTCAAACCAGCAGTTGTTAATGTATATGTTTGACCAATACCAGTAAATCTATCAGATAGATCGTCATATATTACATTAGTATCATAGTTTTGTCTCAGGAATACCCTACCATTAAATGAAGAGAATGCTTCTCTAAGATTGCTAGAATCAACTACGTTATCTGCGCCACCTTTTGGTGGTTCTGTGAAGTAAATCTTACTTCCGTTGATATTGTACGCACCACGATAAACTCTAAATGGTGTTGAATCTGTGTGTGTAGTTGCAGAACTGCCAACAGCACCTCTAGAAACTTCGATCAGGGTAGTAATTCCAACATTATCAATTGGACCAGAAGAAGTTGTACCAAAACCTACTGCAAGAACCTTAACATATTCATCATCAATCTTTAAAATATCTGCTGGTTTTATTGAAGAAATACCTGTAACTGAGAAATAAGATGAAGTAGCACTGATTGTACCACCATTATCTGTAACAGCATATCCAATTGGAGTATATGCTAGTGGATATTGAATGACACCATCAACAGAAACGATACTCTTTTCAAGTCTCTTAGTCATCTCTAATTGGTGGCTATTGCCACTTCCAGTTGAAGTGAACGTAACACCAATACCAGAAGATGCATACTCAGGTGTTGTTGCTAGTTTAAATTGATCATTATTCAACTTAATAGCATATACACTGTATGGTAAAACATCAGTTGTTCCAATTCCAACACCACCAGATATTTCTGTCGCTGTAGATCCAATTCCAACACTAGTAAATCCTAATCCAAGAACAGTGCTACCAGCAGTATATGTTAGTTTTTCACCGGTGCTAAAGAAGTGATCTTGTATTGTGAAAACTCCAGTTTCAGTATTAAGAGTACTTGAAGTTGATGGATTGAATTTCTTAGCGAAAATTGGGTTATCTTGATAGTTTAGATCAAAATCTAGTTTGTTTGATCTATCACCATTAACAGAATTATAGAAAGCTAGATTTACTGATTGTGTTACAGGACCATATGATAAATCTGGTGGTGTATTTGCAGTATCAGTATCTCTGTAGAAGATTTTATTCAAACTTTGAAGTTCATAATCACCAGAGATGCTTGGATCTGGATAGAAATTAAGAACTAAATTAGATCCACTGTATAATCCAGAGAAAGTTCCGATACCAGAAGTGCTTCCAACAGATATGAAAGGATATTGTGTTGTATAAACATCAGTTCCATTATTAATAACAACAACCTGATGGATTGATGTTGTTTCACCATAAGAAACTCTAACTAAAGATTTCACCGATGAAGTTAAAGAACTATCTAAAGAGAAAACTGAAGATGTTGAGGAACTTACAGAATAATTTGATTCGATCTTAACACTTCTCTCAGATCCATCGGTTTGATCTTCGGTCTTGAAGCGATATGTGCCGATTCCAGAAGATGTCAATCCAAATCCAACTAGATTACCTCTAACAAGAAGTGGGTTTGTTGAATTGTTTGAGAAATCTATGGAAATAATTCCACTATTAAGATTGATACCAAATGTTCCAATCAAACCACTAACAGACCCAGATCCACCGTCTGAGTAGAACTCAGAAATGTATACATCAGACCCGTCATGATCAATTTCCAATTCATAGAAATTGAATTCATCTCTAGTTTGATCATAAACTTGGAAATTACCATATATTGAAGATGTTGTTAATGTGCTAAATCCAACAACTGTTTCTGTATTGCCAACAGAAACTAATTTGTTGGCACCAATCATATCAATGAATCCAACACTTTGAGTTCCAATTCCAGAAAGCAGAGAATTAAACTGAGTTGAAAGAATCTTTACATCATAATCAGTATCAACTCTATCTTCTGGATAATACCTTAGGGAAAGATTGCCAAATTCATCAAGATTTGCCTCTATATTGGCAATTTCATTTTCAGTATTGTAAACAGAAGATTTTTGTAGTGTTACCGCATCATTTCCATTATTCAGAACCAAAAGTTCTGTTAATTGAATATCAGTTCCATTTGGATCAACAGCCTGAACTAAGAATTCAGAGAATGTATTATCATAAGAAACGATATCAACATAATTTTCGGTTATATTGCTTTGGTTTCTGAATTGTGGACTAAAGTCATCAATTTTAAGAACTCTATTTGTATTGCATTGAATATAATCTGCCAGAGTTTTTGAATTTAATTTCAAGAACTTGGATTTGACTGGACTATTTGTGATAGTATCGATATCAATCACGTTATCGAAGAAATTGATAGTATCAACTCTCTTTTCTTCCAGTATATCTCTAACAATAGTTGTGCTTTCGATTGCTGTAAATGCTGCACCAACTCTAGTCTCTGTTTCTATTTCAGTATCTGCAAAATTCTTTAATCCTGCAGTATGTACTAAACGATTTACTGGATTTACTAATTCTTCAAATGTTACTGGACTCTTAACAGTGTAAGAAAGATTTTGATAGTAATCATTATCTGGAAGAACTTGATAATCTACACTCAGTTTTCCAATATCAGTTGACCAACTATAATCCTTCTGTAGTGAATACCCAACACTAAACACACCTCTATTTTCAAATACAGATTCTATGGTTGCTACAGAACCAGACTTTTCTCCCAAAATAAATTCATCTTTAGATAGTTGATAAGAACCAACAATTTTAATATAATCATCACCAGATTCAGTTATAACTAAGTCCTTTTTAGTGTAAATACCATCTTCATCTGTTTTTGTTAGTAACCTCTCACCAATAAAGAACCTTGAATAATCTGTAGTAACATCAAATTGTGGATAATCGTCATACTTTATGATGGATCCATAAGATGATTGATTTGTCTTTGCTAGTCCTGGATTTGTAGTAAATCCAGAAACACTGAATTCCAAAATAGCAGGATTTGTGTTCTGGAAAGAAGATACTGTGAAGAACTCATATCCATGATCCTCAGAGTTGTATCCCTCTCCAGAAGAATCTATATTTACAATTCCTTCAACATAAATCTTATCCCCAAGAGCAAATGGTGCAACACTATAACCAGAAACTGGGGTTACCAAGTAACATGTAGCAACACCAGAAGCGGAAGTATCTATTGTATTAATACCAACTCCATTTGTATTGTTCGTTGCAAAGATTTCATTACTTACATAGGATAAACCTTTTGGAGATCTTACAATATCTACAGATAAAATAGCATTTGATGAAAGATTTGCTACTAATGAACCACTATCAATTTTTTCTCTTGTAACTCCATTTACTACGACTATGTCTGGAGCTGAAGAATAATTTTTACCGCCAGAAGTAACATTGATATTTGTAATTTCAGCAGAATCTTTCAGGTTTATCTTTGGAGAAATAAATGCCTGTGGTTTTAAAGTACTATCTGAAGAATATTCAAATCCCTGATCAAGGATAGTTGTATTTTTAATTCTACCAATTGTTTCTGAGTTTGCTATGATTGTAGCATTCTTACCCTCATCAGAAACAACATCTATGAACGAAGGAGTACGCTTGTAATTTGATCCTCCAGAGAGAATTCTTAGTTTATCAATACCACCCTTCTCATTAGTTGAGGTGGTTGTATACTCTAGGGTACTACAGATAGAAGGTGAATAGTCATCTCTCTCTGGTTTTACAGAAAGTGAAACATCAAATGTAGTCGTTCCAATTCCAATAACGGTGTGTGCTCTATTATACTTACTATCAACGAATGAAATTTCTGAATAATTTTTAACTTCAATATCCGATGTGCTGATAAATCCAGATTTTTCCAGATTGTAATATAGTTTAGATGGAATTCTTGAATTGTAGTTAATAGTTAGTGAAGCATTTGTAGAAACACCAACTGTCCCAACTCCAGTAATTGTGAATGGAGAAGTATTACCTACAGAAACAAATTCATCTTTAAACTGATAGTCTGTATATATTTTAAATTCATATCCTTGGAGTGTTGAATCTGAAAGGTCAAATTTTAGATCATTTCCTCTTATAGATTCTATCTTTGGATTTACAAGACTAAATTCTTGATTTGCTCCACCAGTTCCAGCAATACTAACAACAACTGGTGGGAACGATGTAACGTCAACATATGTCTCACACAGTTGGAAGTTATTATCATCCAACCTATAAACAAAATATCTTCCGGTTTCTAGTCCACTGGAGACCAGATCTGATGAATTATAGTATAATTTATCACCAGTCTTGTATCCATGATTAACTATATTAATCTTATTTGCTGCTGATAGAACCGCATCAGATCCAAATCCAACTGTATTGATTAAAACTTTTTCAACAGTGGAATTATACTTCACTCTAATTGACGATGAAGTCCCAACACCAACTACTTGGTCTGGAATAATATTGAGAGTAATTAAATCATTGACCTTTAATTGATGGTCTGTTGAAACTGAAATTGTTGCAGTTGTTTTTTCAATATTTCCTGTTACCTGAGTATATCCAGATTCAATGTAATACTCATAATCATCAGAACCATTATTAAAGAAGAATAATCCATTGGTATTTGTTGTTAAACCAACAGATGTTACAATTCCAATAAAATCTTTTGATTTGTTTATTACGTATACAGTTTGGGAATCGCCACTTGCTGGTAAAGTAAATGGTGCTCCACCAGAACTATTTCCAACAGAAATAGCACTAGAACTATTTTTCTTATTGATTGTTACTTGCTGATTTGTTTTAAATGGGTGATTTGGTAGATATATGCTTTGTGTTGGTACAGAGATTACATTTGTAACTTCACCTAGATTAAAACTAACTGCTACACCAATTCCTGCTGTAGATCCAACACCAACAGAACTTCTTGGATTGAAGTAAACCTTATCATTTACCTTAGAATTAAAATATTCTAAAGAGACTGGAATTGTAATTTTATTTGGATATGCTAAAACATTCGTTGATGCTGTATGGGCAGACCCAACAACACCCCTCTTAACTCTTAGAACCTTTTCTTTATCAAATATATTTAAAACTGATAACAACTCTGTTCCTATTCCGATTGTAGATCCAACAGAAACAGTTTCAAGATTTCTTGTTAGATAGATATCAGTTACTAATCCAGAAACTGCATTGGAAGGAACCTGTGCTAGTAGTGAAGTTGATTCAGTTCTTACACCGATTTTGTGTGTTTTTAGTAGTTTAGATATATTTGTAGAAAGACCAGATACTACAACATAATCGTTATCAGAGAAATTATGATATGGATCAATTTTTGCTTCTACTTGATTTTGATTCTTCCAAGTTAAAACTACATTTTCTTCAGTTTCTGTTTGTGAAACCAAATTAACTATAGATTTACCTTTGAGTGAAGAAACTGAAGCGGTTAAACCTCCACCACCAGTTCCCTCATTATCAAAACGAGCAACATCAGAAATCTTATAATTTTCTCCAGGCGAAACAATAGTAAATGAATCAACTGGACCAGTAGAAACAGAATCGACCTTTGTTACCTGCGTTGTTATTTCGTATGATTCTTGAATAAAATCATTATCGACATAATTTTCACCAACACTATATGGATACGTATTTCTTACCAGAGAAGAAGATCCAAAATCAAATGTTTGATCTAAAGTTTTATTCTCTTCAACAAATTTAGACTTGTAGGTATTTCCAATAAAATATGGGAAATTGGCAATCAAACTTGAAGTAAGTGTATCAGTTTTAATTCCACAGAAATATGCGTAAACACCATCTGGGAAATCTGGGGTTTTGCAATATCTTCCATTGTGTGAATCTAAATCGCCTGTTGAAATAAACTGATAATCTTCAACAAAGAATCCTGGATCAAATCCTGGTGGTCTACTAATTACTGCAGTTACATCACGAGTGTATCCAGATTCTAGTAATTTTAACGAAGAGTTTTGATCTTCTGGATCAGAATATCCATATGGTCCATAAATTGGATTTCCATCATATGCCCATCCAACAATTGGTGAGTGCTCACTACCATCATCATCTGCGATAGAACCTCCAATTTGAGTTGAATATCCAACTAAACCATATTGGAGTTTATTATTTGTCTCTACCAGTATCTCATTACCAAATCTAAAATGGTTGTTAAGAGTTAACTCTCTGACCGAAACATCAATGATTGATCCAGACCCTGGTGGATTTACTGCAATCGTTGTTTTTTCTTTTGTATAACCAGATCCAGAGTTGATAACAATAACATTGGTTATTACACCACCATTTACAACTGCTCTCAGTATAGCTCCATTGCCATCTCCATTTACAACTAAGTCTGGAGCTGCATTATATTCAGTTCCTTCGCTTAGAACTGCAACTTTAATAATCTTTCCACCAGAGATAATTGGAGTAATCTCAGCATTTTTTCCTGTTTTAACGGAAATTAATGGTTTTTTATGCAAATTCAGAGTTGTTGATCCATACCCAGTTCCATTTTCATAGAGATAAGCATCTACAATGCCACCTCTAATGATTGGAGTTGCAGTAACAATACCAGTTATACTACTTCCAAAAGAAATATTAATGTTTAGAGAAATATCTGGATACGCAAAGACCTGATATCCAGATCCAGTTGAATCTAGTTTTACATATTTTCTTCTTGCATAATTTGATGCTATTGTTCCACCTATTCCAGCATCGGAAAGCATGAAACTATCATTCGTTTTATTAAGAATATAATATTGATTGGACGTTGATAGACCAGTTACTGGAGTACCATCTGTAGAATATGTAACTAGTTCGCCTTCATTAAAATTGTGGTTTTTAAAGATAACCCTGTTTGAAGAACTGGAAATACCACTTTGGCTAACTCTTAATCTTCTATTTGTATATCCATCTCCTGGATTTATAACTTTTACTTTACTGATATTATTTTTTCCTTCAAAAAGTCTAAATTTATGAATTCCTTGGTTTGCTATAGTTGTGAAACCAACGGTATTAATGCCTGCGAAGTAATCACTCTCAGTTTGGTATAGTTTAATAGTTTTGGCATTAACTATCTCTGGATAGTAAATTGATCCGTTAATTAGAGTTATTCCTTGATCTGTATTTGATCCGCCAAAGGTTCCTATTCCAATTTCATTATTTCCATTTTTATTATAAACAATCTTTTCACCATTGGATAAGTTGTGATTGGTTAAAAAAGTTATGGTTTCGTTGGAATAATCTATTCCACCAGCAGAAGAAATATCCTGAGCGTTAAATTCTATCTCTCTATATCTCTTACTAATTACTGGTTCTAATACTGCACCGCTTCCATTACCACCTGTTAAAGAAATCGAAATTACACTAGAAATATCAAATTCTGAAGGGTCAACTAAAACCGATTTCAGTGATCCACTAATAACTGGTTGAACAAGAGCTGTTGTGCCAGATACTGGATTAGAAATTTGAACCGTTGGTGGATTCACTACATCATAGTTTGATCCAGGATTCAATACTTTCAAATCTTTTAGTGGGCCATAGTAAATTTTATCGTCAGATTTGTAGTTTATAATTTCAACGCCATTTATCATCATTCCTAGTGATCCAACACTAGTTTCAGTATTTTCTATATCATCAATCTTTGATTGTGTTGGAAACTTTCTTAAAAGATTTTGTGGGGAAACAAGTAATTCTTTTTGTGAATATAAAACAAATCTATGATATCCATTATCATTTGGTGATGGATAAAACTCAATGTAATCATCAATGTCTATAAAAGATCTTGAAGAGTATAATTTAATCTGATTTCCAGAGCCAGTTACTTTTACATAATAAATCCCTTCAGTTAGTCCTTGGATTGGAGATACCTGTGGAGAATAATAGACTTTATCTCCAGTTATAAAAGGAACATTAGAACTGAAAGATATTAATGAATATTTTCCTGTTGATGAATTGTATCCTTGAATAGTAGATCCAGCAACTGCTAAACTAATTTCAGCAGAAACTACATTTTCTGCGATTTCATAGGATGGTAGTGAATTTGAAGCAGAATAGAAATATTCATCACTATCATTGTAAGTATTTTGAATATTAGCAAAGACTTTATTGTTACCACCATCAATAACTGCTCCAGAACTATAGGCAGTGTCAATATTTCTTCTTAAATCGTATTCAAGACCTGCAGTTGGGGAAAAACCACCAAGATTACTCAATATTATTTGCTTTAGAGTCTTGTTGACTGTAGATACTATTGCCCCAGAAACAATAACATTATGTGATCCAGATCCTAAGATGTCTACAGAATCTCCAACCTTGAGAGATGAATCATCAATATTTGCACCTAACGTGAATGTAGATCCAGAAATATTAAGTATTTCGTATCTTGAACTAGTATTATAGATCCAAGAATTAAAGAATTTTTGCTTATATGTTTTATTTTCTGCTGGGTTAGCAATCTTTTCACCAACATTTTTGACGTATATCTTTTCACCCTCTACTGCAGAAGTTATATCTGAAGTTTGTTTAAATGAAGAAAGAGATCCTGTTATTCTAAATTCTACCTTCTTAGTTAAATCTCCATTTTCATATCCGTAGTAAATCTCATCAGATCTGATATTAGATGCAGTTGGAATACTAGAATCTACACCTGAACATCCAAAAAATTGATTGATAGATTTGCTGGAATATGTAACAACATTTCCAGAAGAAATCAATGTTCCTGTCTGTGCAAATCCGACAGTAGAGTCAACTGTAATAATTGAAGATCCAGTAGAAACAGTATTTAAAACTTTTGTATTTGGAGTAATGGTAAAAGTACCATTAATCAAATCATCTTCATTGAATCCTACAAATAGACCTACTTTGTAATATGTTTGAGCATATCCAACTTTTTGATTTCTAGTGAATATCTCAACTTCAGAAACCGATGCGTTTGTCTCACTATCTGTTGATTTTACTATTGTTTGACCAACAAGATTATTTGGATCGCCAGAGATTGGTTCTATAATGACAACTTCTCTTCTTAAGAAGTTTGCTGAGGATGGTTTGAGCAAAAATTGCTCAAGATCTACAACTTTGGGGGTGGATCCAAAAAGAACATTGAATAGAATTCTAAAGGATTCTTCCGTTCCTTTTGCTTCATAAAAAGTTCTTGCTTCTTTTATGAAGTTGCCGACGTTTAGATTGGAGACAAAGTCACTATCCTCCAATCCAGGAGTCAGTGAAAACTTAAGTTTTTTATAAAACTCTTTTAAGAAAAGAGAGCTTAAATTATCAACTCTAGTTCCAGATTCGTGCGAATCACTAGTTGAAGATGAAAACTCTAGTTCCTGGGGGTTGTTATCGGATCTATATGTTGTAATTCCACTAAATCCTCTAATACAACCAGTAAAAGAAGTTGCAGTTAGACCTGTATAAGATATAATTTCATCATCAATTTTGAGTAATCCGTACTGCTGAGGAAACCCTTTTGTGGAATTTACAGAAATAGTGCCATCGGTTGAAGACACTGAACCTGTAAGTTCAGTAAATCCAACCACTACATCTGGTGTTAGATTATCTAGTTTTAAATATTGATCTAGATTTTCTGCAATATCTACAGGACCGCCTTGATACTCCTGAGAAATATAATACTGTTTTAAGAAATCAGCCGCTTTTGGACTTTCTGATAATATAAATTCTGGGAGCTGATTTTCAATGATCTGCTGTACTTTTACCCTTGTTTCAAACCCCGTTGTGATCATATTATCCTCTTGTTAGATCTCCGTTTGTATAGCTTGAAGTAACCTTAAATCCTACTCCAGATATTTGTTCACCTGAAGAAATAGTATCTTTTACCATATTTATTGAACTATTTGAAATGTCAAATTTCAAATACAGATCCTTAAGACCAACCACATCATTTGATTCTGGGAATGCTTGAATTTCTACAATATTGTTTGGTTTTACTGTTGATGTAATGTTGATAGTTGTAAGATTAATTTCACCTTTCACATAATCAACAGTTCCTGCCGATTTTACAACTACCGTTTTTGTTCCGTCTTGAACGTTTTCTCTTACGATTGAAATGACTCCTGTTTTTCCGTCACTATTTGGAACATCTGTAAAATAAACAATATTACTATTTCCACTGATTGTAAATCCAGTGCTCTTAATATTCATTCCTTTTGGATTTACATGGAATTGATTACCAAAGCACAATTCATACTGAGCAAACTGATTAAGAAGTGCTTTTAGATTTCTTCTTATCTTAACTCTTGTAATATTTGAAGTAACGGAATTGTCAATATCATCAATTACATTTAAGACTTTACTATATTTGAATCTTCCACCAAACTTA